TTTAATATTTAGTATTGTAAGTAAAATCAAAGATAAAACAGTTATGAAGATAACAACCTTACCTGCTGTCTTTAAAACAAAGTCTAATTCTTTTTTTTCTTGTGGTGTCATAAATCATTCTTTTGGTTTAACAAATATTTTAAGTGTTCTAGCATTGTCTTGATAAGATAGCTCTACTTCAGAATTTTTTATAACATAAGCTCTACCTGTATGATCAATTACCTCAAGTCTTGTTACTTTTGGAAGTTTAAATGTTCCATCTACAATTTCTTCTTCTTTATTCATAGTTTTCTAACTCTTGTTTAACTAATTTATAATCCTCAATAACATGTCTATTTTGCCAATGATGTTCTTCCAATGCTTTTATGATTTCATCAACTGCTATTAATGCAGATTCTTTGGCTAACCTATTCCAATATATTAAAACATCATTTCCTAAATCATCATTATATTTTTCTGATTTTTCTTTTTTTTCTTCATCTGTTGTCCATTCTATATTTTCAGCTATTTGAAAATACTTATCTACTAATTCTTTTGCTTTTTCTTTTGGTGTCATAAGTTTACTTGTATTTTACGTGTTTCACATCCCATCTTGTGGATTCCAGCTGCTTGATTACAATAAGCACATTTCTCTGTAATGATTTTATATCCTGTATCTATACGCTTGAAATCTTTCACTACATAGTTCTTGAATCCAAAGCTGTCCATTGGCATACCTCTACTAATATAGGGCCCACCACTTGGGTCTATCATATCTATTTCATCTTTCAGTGTGTCAACCATGCTTACATACTCATATCCTAATCTGTATTCTTTTATATCTGGATCATATTCATGTACAGCTGTTTTGAATTCTTCTAATGGCATTGGTTCTGTTACACCATTGCAATATGCTGCATATGATCTTGTATAATCATTAGGCATACCAAATCTGCAATATTTAAACTCTCCTTCCCATAGTATGTCATGATTCTCATCTCTTGTAAAAGTGAATTCATCACCATATCTGTTTTTATATGTCTGTGCTTCCATTTGATTTTGTTTCTTTAACAGTTATTCCTGAATTAATTAGTTCTATAAATGGTTCATAGCTTCTTTGATTTAAATATGTAAAGCTATTTTGCATATATGTTAGTTTATTTGTGTTTTCTTTTAATGATGCTTCTTTCTTTTGAAGAACATCAAACTTAAGAGCTTCTACTAGTTGAGAAGATGTATATTCTCCTTCAAGTAGTATTTTGTCATATCTCAGCCTACATTCATCTTTATTTTGTCTAAGGGTTCTACTTCCTGTGAATGTCTTACCATTATGTGTGAATGTGTCTGTACCTGGATAACTTAACCACCAATCATTAAACTCTGTTGTAGCAGGTTTTTGTTTTACAATTTTCTTTTCTTCTTTGCTATCAATAAATATCAATAGCTCTTTTCCCATTGTTGTAATCTTTTCATCATGCTCACTTATCAATCCCTTACGAATTAAACCAGACAATAAAGCAGCAATCTTCATACTTCCATCACATAATGGTTGAATGTCAATTTGCTGCTCAATAAGTTTTAATAGGAATATGTGATCTAAGCTATAGGATTTCTTGATTAGTTCTTCGAAGTGCCAAGGGCTCAGATTTAGTTTCATTTAGGTTTGGTATTAGTTGTACTTGTATTAATGCAGGAAGTCTTCTGTTTCTTTCTTGTTCTTCCCATAGTTGCCATTCATATTCTTCTTCAGCGTGTCTATGTAAGAGTGTTAAGTAATGTCTATCACTCTCTAACTGCCAATTGAATAGATCTTCAAAGTTAATGCTTTCTCCCATAATTTTAATTTATTTGTTATATTTTTGTAATAGTTCTAAGTCCTCTAAGAAAGGAATTTTGTATTTCTCTTTGACTAATATTATATCAGAAAGAATGTCTACAATATCCTCTTTATGTGCACGTCTTACATTAATGCTATTTGTTTTTCCAAGTTCTTCAATGTACATATACACCTTTAGATACTTAGGCTCTAACACCTGGTTGCAGATTGCTGTTTTTAAGTTCATGATATTAATTTTTTATACGAAGACCAAATCCAAGATTGAATGAATCAAATATTTTTTCTCCTTTTGATTTATTACATTTAAATGTTTTTCTTATAAGCTTAACAGCATACAGTTTAAACTCTGCAAACTGCTCTCTTGTCATAGTGATATTAAAATACCACTTATCATCATTAAATGTATCCATCATTGTTTTACCAACCATTGCTAGTTCATATTCAACTAAATGTCTACTGATGTTGTCTCTTGTTATTTTAACTTTTTCCATTATTAAAACAAATTTAATTGATTAGGGATAACTACTATGTTACGTTTCTTACCTTCTGTTAAAATTTTATTGATTATTCTATTAGCTTTTTCAATATAATAATCATAATTAATACCTTCAACTTTAGTTTTACTAGGTAGATAGTTACAAACTGTTGCCATCCATTCTCCTGCTTCCACTTGACTAATCTTTGCAGCATTAGTTTGACATTCTTCATTCTTCACTTTAAGAAGTTTAACTCCCTCTTCAGATATATAATATCTAATTAGTTTGTTATACATCTCTCTTTCTCCTGTTTGTCTATTAATACCTTCATAGTGAAAATCTCTTGTAGCTTTCTGTCTTAAACAAAAATCATAAATATTTTTATGATTTCGTATAGTAGTGCTAATATCAATACCATTAACAAAATATTGTTCAAGTGCAAGAGGAACAATTCTGGCACTCTTGTTCTTGTGTAATTCGAAGTCAGTAAGGAAATCACCTTTCTTTTTAATTTCTCCATTGGTCATTATTGCTAAATAATCATTAACTGTACTAAATATAATCTTAGAATAGTCTGTACGTTCAAGTTCATACTTTGTGACATCACACCACCATTGATTAATCTCAAACATCTTATCAACTAATTCTTTCTTAATTCTAATTGTTACACCATCTGTATTAGCTGATATAACATTAATACCTGCTAATTCATACGCTTCAATAAGCATCATTAGAGATAGTTCACCTGTTATTGTTGTAAACATAGTTAGTTGTCTATCATATATCCATGATTGTACATCTGATGATTTACCATATACAGAATTAACAGCAAGCTTTAGAGCTCCAACAATTCCTTTTATCTTCTTATCTGTCTTAGCTAGAGGTTTTAGTTCAAGTCTTTTATCAAACATTGTTTTATAGCCTCTAAGGAACTCTTTTCCTAAATGTCCAGGATAACGTCCATTATTGATAATAATAGCAGGATAATAGCTGCTTACATCCCAATCAATAATGTAATGCTCATCATCAGCTTCAAATATCTTAGGACCATTAACACTATGAAGACCACCCTTGGCAAATGTATATTTGTTATTATAGAAGTTAATCTCTTCCATAAAATCATCATTCATTCCCATAGTCATCTTTCTTGTTCTTTGAAAGAATTCATCTAGTTCAGGTGTTACAAACTCTACATAAGAAGCAATGCAATTCTTAACAGCAATTGTTTTTCTAAAGAATCCCTTACGTGGTAATTCATTATATTCAATTCCTTTCTCTTGCATATAAAACTTCTTAATCATCTCATCACCAATTTTACTATCTGAATAGTTCAAACAAGGAATACCAAACTCAGATTCTATATCTTGTCTGAGCTCTATTTGGTTATTACCTTTGTATAATGGATGGCTACATTGTCCTATTGTTATTTTATAGAATTCATATGTAGCCATTACATCATTCTTGCAATAGGTTCTTGTGATATGTCTGTCTGTTGGTGTCATATCCACCTTTGTATGATGAACAGGCATCTCTTCAATGTTCTCATAGTCCATTTCAAACTCCAGTCTTTTAAGAGAGACCATACGATTTTTATTTGAATAGTGATTAATCTCAAAAATATCTAAAACTTTGAAACTCACTTCACTTTCTCTATATCTTGGAAAAACTCCATAATTTGAATCATGAATTGTGTCTTGAGCAACTTGATATATTATTTCACAAATCTCCATTGTTGATTTTTCATGCCACTTATCATGTTCTCTAATGATATATTCTAAAACTTGACTATCAAACCTTAATCCATTGTAAAAAACAAAATAATGATCATCATGTTTATCAAAATAGTTAACCATTATATCAATATTGTTTTTGGATTTACTACATTCAAATTCAAACCATTCTTTTTCTTGAGGATCATAACATGTACAAAGGAACATTTCTTTCATCGTCTCAATATCTGATACTATAACTTTCATTTTTCTATTTTTAATGTTCTTAAATATGTGTTTCTTCCTATAGAAGATGTTATTGTTGAAATGTGGACATTTAATATATCTGACAAAGCTCTAGAATCAATACTTCCTATAAATCTATTAAAACAATCATGTATTGTATATTTACCACTACTAACTTTGATTTTATCAAATATGTTATTCCAATAAGCTTTTACATCTTCTACTGATTCATTTTCATCAAGAAATATAAACTTACTAGATTCTGAATCAATTAAGTTCTTTTTAAAGAACTTTACGTTCATTTTTCTATGAACATTAGGAGCTACAATATTGAAATGTTCAGCACATTTATATAAATCAGTAAAACTTTGATAAAACTCTCCATAGATAGTATAAACCATTACTTTCCTTTTAGGTGCAGAATTGCTCATTCTTACCCTAGTTTCATCAGAAACTGCACGTTTTCCTTCAGGACATGTAGGATCAATGTTATATCCATGTTTTCTGTTATGTGTGTCTAACATATTACACCAATAATTTTCTTCTGAAAATATAAGATCAGGATGACATTCTACTAATACATCAAACGTAAAATTTTCTTCTTTGTGTTTATTAAAAGAACTTTGCAAATGGGTATTGTGGTGTATTCCTGATCTTAATTTTGACTTGTGGTCACATAATCTATTATATAGATCTGTAGATGCTCCTATGTAACATTTCTTAGTTATAAGGTTTTGAACAATGTAAACTCCTGAATTCTTCATCATAATGATATTATCTTAATGATGTAAATTTATACAGAATAATTGAAACAATCAAATAAACTTATTAACAAATGTCATAGATTAATACATTCATAATTTTTTTTATTTTTTAAATATTTGTATCCATGCATTTAACCAAGCAATTTGTATGTCAATGCTTATATGATGTTTTCCATGTTTAGTGTTCTTAAACACTCTAAACATCACACCAAAATCAAACCAATCCCATAAAAATGTTGTTCTCATAGTTCTTTTTCGTCTTTATAAATTTCTAATAGTTCTTTTGTTGTTAATTCTTTATTTCCAAAATCATTACTCCACCCACTTTCATAACAAGAATAAGTATGTTCAGCTAAAAAATGAGCAAATCCAATAGCAAATTCATCTGCTACTTGTTCGCATTTACCTTCCCAATCACTTGTCCAAAATTCCATTAATACTATTGAAAACTTTTCTTTTAATGTCATAATCCTTTTTCTTTTTTACGTTCTTCTTCTAATGGTTTGTAATACTTTTTACAATGTTCACATTGTATTTTGCACCACTTATCTTGCTCTATTTGTAGCTGACAATAATAAAACTTTTCTTTTAGTGTCATAATGGTTTTTTAGTTGCTATTTCATAAACACATTTAAATGGAGGGCTTGAATTAATAACCTTTAATAATATTAATAATTGATCTGCTTCAATATAATCAAGCTGTTCATAATTAAGCTTTGTTACAATACTAAAACCATCTCCAGTGTCTTCAATTGTTATTGCTGGTTGATTATGTAATTCATCGCTCCAACTTTCTACAGCAGCGTAATATAATGTATGTATTTTCTTTTTACCTTCTTCTATACAATCATATTCGTATTCATATTGATTGTCAATAAATATTTGATTCTTCATTTTGTTTGTTTTTTATGTTCTTTCCAATCTAACCAAAATCCTATTGCAACAATAATGTTCATACCAAAAGAGGCAATGAATTCATATATGTCTTCATAAAAATGTGTAGAAAGATGAATATGTCCCACCATCCAAAAAGGAATAGCAAGATTATTTGATATCCATCTAACTAAATATGTTATGAAGTTTTTCATTGTTACAAATATAATAATTATTTTAATTATTCCTCTTCGTCTGTCAAAAGTCTAATTACAACTTTTTGTTCATACATATTAGGAATAATTTGTTCTTCTTCATCAAAGAATTCTTCAATGATTTCTAGTTCTATCCATCCATCATATTCACTAAGAATATAATTGATATCTTCAAGGCTTATAGGACGTAGTTCATCTACATCATCTCCATCATCCATCCAACCTAGTTCATGTGGTTCAACAAGAACAGTTTCATCATCATCAATGATGTATAGCTCCATAGGAGCACCATTCTCAATAATGAATGCTTCTTCATCTCTAGGAATCTTATCTAATTCAAATAGCTTAATTCCTTCTTCAGATGCTTCAACAAACAACATTCCTTTCTCAAGTTGTTTAGGCATATAGCTCTTAAGAACTAATTCACATTCATAATGATACATCTTCTTTCTTTTTTCTAGGAAACAAACCAAGTGTTCTACTACTATCGTCCCAATTAATCATTATATCTTTAAGAATATTTCTAATTTGAATAATTCTTTCACGTTCTTGATCTGTTAAACCTTCATTAGGAAAGTTAGCTCCCATTAATCTATATTTAGACCAATTACGTTTCTGTGCTAATTTGAATTTATCACTCATAATGTTATTAATTCTTCTTGTTCTATACTAATTTCTATTTTTGTTTCTTCAAGCTTTCTGAATCTAGATTCTTTAAAAGCAGGTTCAATAAACGCTCCTACAAGTTTAAACCATTTAGGAGGATTATGTATTTCTTCAAGATAGACACCAACAACAAAATCATGGTCAGCAAAACCTCTAATAGTGTATTGCTCATCTTGCTTAACCCAATTGGGCACATCTCTTGTTAGTTCTTCCACTGTGTGTGCTAACATACTTGCGTCAACACACACCACACGATCATTTATTTTAAACATATACTATATTTTTTAATTTTATTATACTTTCTTTACGTTTTAATATATAATATAATTTTTTACAAGACATATAATTTAATGCTCTTGCTAATTCACAAACACTATTATAATATATTCCAGTATCAAGATTGAGTAAAAGGTTATACTCTTTTTCATAATTAGCTTTACTGACTTTATCTTTAGTTTCTTGAGAATGTTTTTTACCTAAATTATTTAATCTTTGTTTTTGTTTTGTTTCTTCAGAAGCTTTTCTTCCTTTGCTTAGATCAGACATTTTTTTACAAAACTCAGGACTTCTTTTTAATCCTGTCATAGATTTACTTCTTTTTTGCTTAGTTTCTTCACTATGTAATCTTCCTTTACTTTTTTCACCAATTTTTCTTTTAGTTTCTTCAGAAACTATTCTAGGTAAAATATCTGTTTTGACTAACATACAGTTTAATCCATCTTTAGATAAAACATTATAATGTTCTTGCCAATATCTTTCACGTTTGTTTAGTAAATTAATAGTACATTCTTCAATTATATTAAATTCATGAGCAGTAACTCCATGTTTTATAAAAGAACTATAGAGTCTAGTTTGTCTTTTACAATTGGTTAAACTAATATATTGTTTAAATCTTTTTTCAATATTTAAACTCTGTCCAATGTAAACTCTACCAGTAGGACTTGTGATTTTATATATACCTATCATAATGCAAAATCCCCATAAATCAGAGGTTGCAGGCTCATCATTACAGGGTTTTGTTAAAAGTTATTAATGTATCTGCAACTATACAAATACAAATATACAAATTTTATTTAATTAATCACCACTTTATCACCTATAGATAACATAATTAATCATCTATTAGTTCTTCATCATCCCAATCTGCATGTTCCATACATGCACTACATATACCTGTATCTTCTAGCCATTCGCTAGCTCCACAACAATTGCTTTCCATAATATTATTGTTTTTCTTGTTTAAATTTCTCTAACCATTGTTTAAATGTAATT